GGAAATACCTGATGGCGCACGCCTTGGCTGTGCCGAATGACATCAAGTAGACATCGGACGGATTGGCGTCAGCGCCCGCGAAAACGGCCACTGACTGCGCCGTACCGGTCACTCCCGCTGGGGTTCCGATGGCAGGAAGTGCCGCGGCATTTTTGGAAACCGTTGCTATCGGCCCTGTCTGCGGGGCCTGCTTTGTCGTCCCGAAATACCACTGCCGACCCAATGTGATGCCACCGGCATAAGTCGTGCCGTTGGTCTGGAAATCGATCGCAGCATCTGACTTGATGATCGGCGTCGTGACCGAGACGGCGCCAATCGTCTTGTTGGTGAGGGTTTCAGCTCCGTCAAGCGTTGCCAACGTCCCCGAGGCCGGAAACGTCAGGTTGGTATCCGCAGTAATCGTGAACGCAATGCCGAACGAGCCCGTGATCGTGATCGTGCTGGCATCGTTGTTGACAATGCCCGTGCCGCCCTGTGAAGGCGAGGCAACCCCTGCCAGAGCGTGCTCTGCATCCCACGACGGGCCATCAACCAACGCATCAGGGTCTGCAGGAGCGCCCGTTATGGTGGCGTGGGTAATGCTGAGCGTCATGCCGGCACCCAGGTTTCAGTCTGGAGGTCCGGGCTATCCCAGATGCCGGCGACAGACCCGATGGAAAACACGCGCTTGCCGGTATGATAAGCATGCGAGAACACAACCGGGCTGAAAACGCGCGTTTCCTGCGTCAGGGTGCTCCACGTTTCGGTCTGTTCCGTCACGGGTGTCCAGCTCACGGCGTCGGCCCCGCGATCCGCATCTTGGTCGGCCCTGAATTATAGATCGTCGCCACCTTGCTGAGCTGGTTGAGGTCGTTCAGCGCACTGGAGAAGCCCAATGCCCAGGTTTGAATCCGGCCGTCTTCCTTGATGTAAGGCGCGGATTCCAGCAATGCGGCGTAAAGGTAGAGATCGGGCGCCATGGTCAGCAGCCAGTTTGTGTCGTTGGTCGCGAGCGGCGGGACATTCCTTCGATAGACCATCTCAATCACGAAATCGTCGTTCGGCGTCGGCGCTAGCTCGATTTCATCACCAAAGATCGTGAAAAACAGCGGCTGCTCGACTATATTGTCGATCGAAAAGCGGTACTCATCGAGCCCGGCCGGCGATTTGTATTCCAGCGTCGGTTTGCCGGCGACGCCTGACAACCGGATGCGGCGCATGGACTGGAAGTCCGAGGGCAGCGAGATGAATTCCGGCTCGGTCGATCCCGTGTCCACTGTCGTGGTGGATCTGGTCTCCATCTGGCGGACGAATAGCTGCCGGTTGAACTTGGATTCCGCAAGCTGGATGAAGGTGGGAATGCGCGCGATCAGGGTCGTGTCCTGCTCCCGAGCGAGATACTCGGTGACGGCGGTTTGAAGGCTGGCATAATCGGATATCATACCCTGCCCTCTTTCGTTCGCCACGCGCGGTTATCGGAAGAATTCAACCAACGTTTGGTGAATTGCGCATCGCCCTGCGTCTGGGCCTCAACAAGCCCGGATTCGTGGGCGATGTTGAGCGGCACAGACGCCACCCGATGCCAATCGCCGGACCATGCCTGTTGCGCGGAGTTGCGCACAGCCAGGTTTTCACTCACCAGATTATCGGCGGGGTAGTCCGTGCGGAACACGGTCTTTTCCCCGTCGAAATAATGCCAGACCGATCGCCCTGTCTTGAAATCGTAGTCGAACAGGGTCCAGTCTCCATCCCTGATCATTCGGGCAGCGGGTCCGCGCGAACGGCCTTGCCGTCCGTAATCAGCTTCTTGGCCGTCTCGATATCGACATCCACGACCTTGCCGGCCGGGGTGCGGATATCGGCCTCGAACCACGTGTCATGCAGGAGCCGGACCGGGGTTTGCTTGGCGCCGGTTGGCTTGGGTGCCGCCGGGGTGACTGCCGGCGCGGGTGGATTGGCCTTGCTTTTCGCCTCGTTGATCTTCTCCTGCAGCGTTGCGTCGTTCCAGCGATGGTCCACATCGATGCCGAGCGCCTCAGCCTGCTTTTTCAGAGATTCTGTCATCTCGTTACCTCAAGAAAAAGGGACCGGCGGGATGCCGGCCCCTGGTGTTGTGATGCTGGTTTAGGACACCGCCGCCGAGAACGGCGTGACCTCGGTGCCGGTCCCCGAGTAGACCATCGAGACGGTCCACAGGTTGGCGGCCACATCCTTCAGCTTGATCCGATCGCCCTTGATGCCGCCCTTGGTGGAGCCGTTCATGGTGATCGTATCGCTCGTGGATGCCGTCTCGAACGCAATCGCGGCATTGGCCGCGTCGTCCGATGCGCACAAGGCGTTGCCGGTCATGACATCGGACGCATTCGCCACCTGAATAATTACGTTGTTCGAGGTGACGGTGGTTCCGATGACGATATCGTATTCCCGCCCCCCGCCCGTTGAAGCCGGGAGGGTGAGCGTCAGGCCCGCCGCCGCGTTGACGGTGATGGTCGTTCCAGCATCGCTGGCCGTCAGCGTCTTGGACGCGGTGATATTGATGGGTGCGTAGTCTACCATTTCATTTCTCCGTTAGGTCGTCGAGGTCAGGCCGTACAGATCGGCAGCGACGCCAAGGCCCTTTTCGTTGTGAACCTTCAGCGTGCCTTCGCCGATAATCACGCCCTTGTCGGCGTCACCGGTCTTGGCGAGGTTCTTGTCCTCCTGGATCTTGCGTAGCCAGAGGAACGAGACCATCTCGGGATCGATGAAGAAGGCGTTACGGGCCTGCGTGGCGCTGGTTGCCATGACCCGGTTCGGATGGATCATGACGGTGCCGAACGGGCCTTCGTAATAGTCGGCCGTCGCCACGATCGTATTGCGCTCGCCGCCCTTGGACACCGCATAGCGGAACGCAGCCACGTTCGCGTCCGACATGAAGGTGACAAACACCGACTTGACGTAGGGCGACACCACGACGTGCTTGAAGTTCGCACCCGAGGTATAGCCGGACTGCATCACCGCATCGAGAATGACCTTGGTGAACGCACGCTGGGTTCCCGCGCCCGGCGCAACGGTAAGGCCGGTGCCGGAGCTGAATCCGCCGTTGGTGCCGGAGCCGCCGCGGGAGACGTTGGAGGTGATCCACGTGGGCAACGAACCGAATTCACGGGTCGCGCCGCCAACCGAGGCGTTGGTATCCACGATGGCGAACTCGACATCCTTGCGGATCTCAACGCCCTTCTTCAGCTTCTGGTACTTGCGCTTTTGAATCCGCCCGGCCTCGTCCACGACTTCCTGCGTGTTCGAGATGATCCAGTCTTTTCGAAGGATCTGGGTGTAGTCGCCCATGCGGGTCGGCGGGGTGATGGCGCTGAAGTTGTATTCATCGCCTTCAGGGATGATATTCTCTGCCGGCGCGGCAAGTTCGTCGGTTTCCCATTCGGGATGGACCGAGACGCACTTGCCCTTTTCGATCAGGGAATAGATCGGGGTATCTTCCGGGGTGATGCGCGACACCACGTCCGACAGTTCTTCACGGTTTCCGACCGCCGAGGTGGTCCGAAACGTATTTGCGATAATGGCCAATGTGGCCTCCTATGATGGGGGTTTATTCGAAATCGACCGCCATCGCATCCTTGATCGAGCCTGTGCTTGTCAGCCGCTTCATGGAGTCCTGATTGGCGCGCGCTTTCGCCGCGTTCGGTCCGGCCGGGCGCTTTTGCGTAGCGACAGGGGGAACGTTGGCGACTTTTTGCGTGGCCTTGGCCTTCGCAGCTTCCGCTTCAAGGCCCAATTTTGCGTAGTGCAAAACCTTGAAATAGCGGTGATCGGTGACGGCGCCCAGCTCCTGATCGGAAATGCCAAGCTCCCGCGCGGCACTCATCGTGCCGTCGAAGAACTTTTTCTTGCCTTCAGGTCGTTCAATGTCGGGGAATGCTTCCGTGAGTTTGGCAACCTCGGAACTGATCAGCTCCTTCTGTTGCTCTCCCGTGAGCGTGTTCACCACGTCCTTGGCTGAGGTCGCCTTTTCAACAATGGAGTTGACCCACTCCAGTGCACCTTCATGCTGCGCCTTTTCCTGCATGTACCGAACAAAGTCGGACAGGGCGAGGCCCGGTTCAGGCGCCGGGGGCACCTGTTTCATAAGGACTTCAGAAATCGCGTTCGCCGATTGGGTCACGCGGGTTGACAGCGCCTCAAGCTCTCGCCGTTTGTTTGCGAGGTCGGTCGTCTTGTGGCGATAATCCCGATCGCGCATATTCCCAGCGATAAGCTCTTTTAACGTAGCTTTCTCGCCACCTGGCAGGGTGATTGATACGGAGCCATCCTTCTCGGCCTGTAGTTCGACCTCGTTGGCTTGTTCCGTTTCTTCGGGCGCTTCTGCGGCGGGTTCCTCGGCCTCTTGGTCCTTCGGGACCTCATCCGCCTCGCTGTTGCTATCGGTCTCGGCCGGCTTGGGTTCGGGTTGGTCCTGATCGGACTCCTC